TTTTGCTGGTGATGGTGATAAGACTGTCATGGAGCACTTAAGAGACCCTCAGTATAGACCTGCTTACATTAAGGTGTTTGGTAAGGAATACTTTAAAGGGTTGGAAGCCTTAGCTACCATAGGTGATTCTAAAGCTGTGTTACAGTTAGATAGAATACAGATGGGCATTAAGACTAAAGAGAAGGAACTGGGCAGAGAGAAGTTTGGCTTTGGTCTATCAAACGTAGGTGCCTTGTGGCGCAGACAGATGATAAGTCTACCTCAGAAACTTACTATCCTAGCTTCACTTACAGGTACTAAGCAGCTACAGAATGCTTCCGATAAGAAACTCATGGAGTTCATGTTATCTAAGGATTTTGTAACTCAGGCAGGTAAGTCCATTGAGTTCACCGCAGATGGGGCTGCAGTGCTTAAGAGAGGCTCAGGTGAGTTCCTCATGTCGATGATGGAGCTATCAGGACGAGGTGCTTACGTAAGTGGTCAGCAGGCTGTACGGCCAGAGGAACAAGGACAAGAGCTCAGAAGAGCTGCCCGATAAACTCTAGGCATAAAAAAACCCTACCTAAGGAAACTTAAGTGGGGTTTTTTGTGTCTTACATATTATATTTCACAGCTACCAGCAACACACGCTAGAGTCTGAGCACCTTCGGTCACATCACTTGCTTCGGTAATGTCCCAGTCTATGGTGTCTGGGATACTCTTTAGCAACTCAGTGTACTGTTCCTCAGTAATGGCCTCATAAGGAGCCTGCTGATACGTATGCTCACTAATCGGTAGGAAGCTCAACCCACTAGCATCATCAAAGTTATTAAAGAGCCAGTTGCCTATCTCTAGGAAGTCATTGTCTCTATAGTAAACCGTGATACTTGGCTTATGCTCACACCAGTTACGTTGGTAACAATCCCAAAGGTGCAGCTGTTCCATACCAGTCTGCTCTGAAGCTATCGTAGAGCCCTCTGGAGCCTTCTGTGGGAAACTGAATACCTTGGTAGAGCTTGACATTACATCGACCTCTACAGGCACTCCTGCGGCCTCTAAGACGGCACAAAGTGGGTCACGAGCATCAGCACGAACTCGCCTAATATAATAATTACTAAACCTACCATGGATTCCACTGGCGCTGTTGACCAGTTGGGAGACTGTTCCACTGGGCTTAACGCATGTGATTGCTGTGCTTTGATTGATGCCAAGTCTAGCACTCCATTCCTTATTAACCTTAATTGTTTCATTCTTTAAGTCTTCTAGCTCCTTAGCTAGCTCAGGGCCTACTGTACCCATTCGTTTGTTATCTAATATACCTGTCAAGCTAACTCCTAACAAGCACTCCTCTGCCGTGTTGTCTGCCCACTTCTTACGTAAGTAGCGGAAGTTAGTCAACGTGGCCTGTAGCGTTCCTAGGATTGTCGCTAGTCGTACCTTCTTCTTCAATTGTGCTGGAGTATCATCCCAACGCACTACACACTCACTTAAGTTGCACAGTTGCTGTGGACGTAATATTATCTCGCTGCACGGATTGGTCCCGAACTCATGGTCTGCTTCACGCCTACCGTTCTTAGCTGCTTGCTTCTGTGAGGCTACACGACTGAAGAACCCACGCTCTCCACTCCTACTCTCATACAAGCTACTCCACTCATTCATAAATGCTTCAAAGTCTGGCTTCTCAGTGTAACATGCTGAGTTATTAGCTAAGCCTCGCTGTGGCTCTGTGTCCCACCATTGACCGTGCTTACTTCTTCGGAGTCTATCGTCAGTGAGGTTACTTAGGCTGATCAAAGCAGATCGGCGGACTCCTCCAACGACTACAATCTGAGCAATCTTACAACATAAGTCATGAGCCTCTATACTACTCAGCTTACGCCCTGCAGCTCCTTTGAAGACACCAACAGTAAACTTAAACAAGTCCACTAGAGGCTCTGGGCCTGACGCACGACCACCAAAGGTAGTCAATGGTGCGCCTGCTTCACGTACCTTGCTTACGTCCCACGTAGGAACCTGACCAGAGTATAGTAATACGACTAGCTCACGGAATGCCTTAGCCCAACCAATCTTGCTATCGTCTACATTGATACATGTGTCAGTAGGGTGCATCTCTTCGGACACCTCAGGTAGCTTAGACACATACTGTCGCTCGACACTGAAGCCGACACCCGTACCACACATGAGAATATACATCATCTCGTCAAAGGCTTTAGGGTGATCAATAGTCATATAGCTGCAGTTGAAACCAGCAATGTGGTCACGGTCCAAAGCTTTACCAGCGGTCATCAAGGCTCTCATGGAGGGCATGACTTCCTTTGCTATAATTGCTTTGTACAGCTCCTTGTACGTCTTGTCGTCCAGTGAACCACGGTCCTTGAAGTAGTCTAAGTATCGTGACACAGTCTCAGGCCAGCTCTCTCTACGCTGCTCTAGTGGTAGGTAACGTGCGTAACGTGACTTGTGGATGTAATCTTCGTATACGCTCATAGCTCTACTCCATTCTCTAGCTTCCATTGATAATAATAATCTGAATACATCAAGTCACGCATGATAACCTCAATGGCAATGATAGAACGTGTTAGGTTCACCACTTCATCAGCATCTAGGTAAGGGTCCATACCATTCGCAATCAACTCTTCTTTAAGGTCATGGTGCACCTGATCTAAATAAGTGACTGTGATCTGTTCCATCTGTACATCTGTGATCTTAAGTTTCATCATTGTTCTCTTCTCTCTTCTCTTGTTCAACTGTGTTGTGTTTCTTATGCTTGTGCATCTTATTACCTAGACAATAATCACATGTACCGTTGTTGCAGCACATGCTTGAGATTGCCTTGGCCCCTGTCTTAGCTTTCTTTACTGTTCTGCTCATTATCCCTCACCCGTCATGTACGTCATTATTCCTGATAATGCCCACACTTTTAGTAGCCGCCTTTTTTTATAGCTACTTTTTTCTTTGCCCCTTTTTTAGGCATTGCGGAATCTTTCATGATTTTCCCATTAGGCATTCTGTGAGACCCTTTAGGAACTGGTTTTTTAACAGTCATACGTTACTCCTATGTTACACTTATATTCGCCTTATTATGTACAATGTATACAATAAGGTGCACTTAGTCCTCCCAGACTGTCCCACGCTTATACAACTGCATTGCTGTGTTAATGTCACAGTCAAAACCTTCCATGATACTCTCAATATGCTTAATGATCATCATATCCTTTACTCTCTCTCTCTAGGTTAGTGACATGGGAAAGCAAATGAATGCCTAGTGTCATGTGCTGCATTGTGTACTGAGTCCATACTTAAGAACGCTACCCCATAGAGTACTAAGACTCCAAGGATAGCGGCTTGTAGGACTGCGGGAACTGTAAGCAGTTTAGTGTCTGCTCTAATTATCGTAGTGCTTAGGTTACTCACGCAAAGAACTCCTTCAAGTGTGCATCACTAGCTGTGTTACCTACCATAGTGTCCATCATGACACCATTATCATTATATAAGGCAAGCACTGGGATACTTCGTAAGCCTAGGGCCATTAGTGCTTCCTTGTTCTCATTTATGCCCGTGTGTAGGACTTCATAACCTGTAAGGTCAAGCACATCTAAACGCTTCTTAAGTGCTGTACAGGCTAAGCAGTAGTCAGCTGAGTATAGTTTAATATTCATTACTTGTTTCCGTCTATTGCTTGTGTTGAACTAAATTGTGGTTCTAAACGATCATTATATAGTTCATCAGGTTGTAGGTCGTGTAGCTCAAGCTGTATCTGTAAACAGTGTATAGCTTTCTCTACGTTCTCCCTATGTATTCCCTTCTCTCTAGTCAAATACTTGTTGACTTTTGTGTAAACAGTAGCTCGGACACCTGAGTAACCAAAGTTAGCAAAGGTAATCTCAAAAGGCTGTAGACCTTGGTTCTTGTAGTGGTCACCTGCAACCTGTGTGTCTAGTGCATTAGTCATCTGTCGTATCCTCCTCGAACAAACCTAAGTTCTTCATAATCATATCCTCATAACGATCTACTAGAGACTCACTTGTTATCCCTAGTAGTTCACATAAGAAGTCAACATCATAGTTGTTTAAGATCTGTTCTCTAATCTCTTCAAAGGTGCTACTCATTAGCTCTCTCCTTACCTAAGGCTGGTAGTGTATCTAGATGCTCCAGCAGCTCAGGTATAGACTTCATAGTAAAGTGTGCTAGGTTCTCCTTCTCACACCACTGCCCTAGGTTCATCTTAGAACCCTTACGTAGACGCTTACGTGAGTCAGTAAATACAAAGATAAGTGGCCTATTGATCTCGTCACGTATCGCCTTATACTTCTGCGTGTCCCCTACTCTAAAGAAGCCCTTACACTCGATCATAGCGCCTGTACGTTGACATATAAAGTCTGGTACGTACTTCTTCTTGATGATGTAAGGAATCCTTGCAGGTTCGTAAGCAAAGTCTTCAGTACCTACTGCCTCACTGAATGCGCTCTCCAGTCCTGACCTAAACTTAGTCATTGAGTTCATCCTCGATGGTAAGTTGCTTGAAGCCATCCCAGTCACGCCTCATGTATATCAGGTTCCAACACACCTCCAGTCTAGTCTCCCAGTCCTCAGGATGATGGTCCTTCCACGTATCCTTAACCACTTGGATCATATCAACCTTAGCTACGTCCTTCAGTAGCTTCTCAGCAGTCTTAGGACCAACACCTTTTAGACCTTTGATGTTGTCCGTAGAGTCTCCTGTGAGCATCTGTATACACATCTTACGATGACCTTCATTCGTATCAATGTAATAGAGAGTCTCCTTGTTAAAGTTATGATGCCAGCCCTCAACCATGTCAATATCTTTATCTATGTGTGATATAACAAAGTGAACACCAGAATCCAGAGCCTCCTGTGCCCATATTGAGACAACATCATCAGCCTCACAATTGTCAGACTTGTGGTGCCCTAGACTATAAGCATACTCATTCAAAGCTTTACGCCTCTTGGATACCTTAGCGTCCAGAGGCTTACCACTCCTGTGTAGCTTATAGTCATCAGACACATCGTACCTGAAGTTACCCTTGCCCTTAAGAGCCACAAAGACTTCATCACTGCATGTATTCCATACAATGTCTTCTATGGCTCTGTCGTAGTACTCCTTAGCAAGCTTAAGGGTTATGTCCTTGAGTGCTATACGAAATATCAGGCTATCGGCATCAACAAAGCACTTAGCAAACGGCTTTCCTTTAGGTTGACTCATGCAATCCTCAGTAAGCCACGAGACTTGTTGTTCTTAACTTGTTTACCTTGCACAACAATAGCGCCTAAGTCAAGTAGCTCACGTACACGCCCAGTCACCTTGTTAATAGCCCATCCCATCTCTAGACCTAACTCCTGTCGTGTGATTGGTTGCTTAGCTTTAATCATTGATAATACTTTTAGTTGCTTTGGACTTGTGATTTCAATCATTGTTGTTTTCCTCATTATTTAGTCTTGCGTGTTCTTTACGGTGGCAGTTAGCACATAAGAGCAAACACTTATCCACCTCGGTCATTAGCCTATCTAAAGGTCCCTCCAATATATTACCAATATTATGTAACTTAGTGGTAGGATCAACATGGTGATAATCATATACTTCTAAATGATCTGTCTCACTTAACGCACAGTGCTTACACTTGCTACCTTTATATTGAAATAATATAAGGTTACGCTCGTCACGTAATACCTTATGATAAACCTTCATCTTAGCTGCTATCTCTTTTTTATTGGCTTCTCGATACACCTTCAGATAAACCTTCATCTTAGCTGCTATCTCTTTTTTATTAGCTTCATAATAAGCCTTACTATAAGCCAACCTCTCTTCCTTAGTCTGCATATTCCTCCTAATGAGTCTCAGCCCAACTATTGCCTACCTTATAGTCTCCAGCTAGTGGACACCTAAGCTTAAAATGTAATCCTGCAGCCTCTATACAACTTGCTGCTAACTTACCAAACCTGTCAGCTTGACTCTCTATAACTTCCACTTGAAATTCATCATGGACGTTACCTACAAACTTATAGTCTATACCCCATAGTCTAGCATATTTATCTAATATGATCAAGGCTTGCTTCATGACTAAGGCTCCTGCAGATTGCAAAAGTGAGTTAAGTGCAGCGTGTTCTGACCTGATGAATATCTTACGTCCATCTAAGGCAGTCACAAAGCCCTTACTCGCTGATTCAGCTACATTAGCCTTAAGATCTGCTAGTGCTGGTGTCGCCTTTAGGAAGCTAGCCTTAAGCTTCTTACCTGCTGACCTACCACCGCCCACTATAGACCCTATCTTCTCGTCACCTGCCCCGTACAAGTAAGCGTAAATAAAAGTTTTCGCTAAATTACGATTTGCTAATCCAGCAGCTTCCATGTTAGCAGTGTGAATATCACCTGTGAGTATAGTGTTGGTATAATCAAGGTCATTCATGTAGTGTGCTAACATTCTAAGCTCAAGGCCAGAAGCGTCTATCCCAACTAACTTGTAACCCTTAGCAACAATCCAGCAACCTCTGCATTCAGGACCATACAAGCTACTAGAGCTGGGCACCTGTGCTAAA